ATTAATTACGCGGCACCACAAAACGACCCTTGGTATTACGCATTATTTGATAATGTTGGAAATGCGGTTTATAGTGGTTACTCTTTTTGGTCGATTGTCACAGGTTTAACAGAAGTAATTAGTACTACAACAACAACAAGTACTTCACCAACACCAACACCAATACCTGACCCTTGTAACCCAACACCAACAGGAACAACAACAACAACAACATTACCTACACCAACAAAATGTTATACAGGTACTTTAACAGGACAAATCTACATATATAAAGGAACCGCTTTCACAGATTTTGATGATTTAGTAGTAGCGACTTTACGTTCAAGAGGTTTGGCAACTTACGGTAGTGATGATGGTGCGGTATATGAAGTTCCAGGTGGGGTTAATGCTTATAACAGTTTTGACGGACATGACGTACAAATGGATTGTTCAGGAACTTATTCAGGCGTAACTAAAAACCCATTCTCAACATTTGGTATTAACGTAACAGATAAAGACGGTAACCCATTCTTTTTTGAAACATCATTATCGAATTCCGATAGTAAATATATTTCCAAAGTATTTGGACAATCTAACTTTGCTAAACCAAGAACAGTAGTTCCGTTGTTTGTTGAAGAAAGATTCCAAGCATTATTAACTTATGGTTGGAGAAAAGGATTTATTAGAGGATTAAGTTGTGAGTTAACGGCATTACCAAATGCTAGACAAGGCAATGACCCAACATCAATCGCTTGGTATCTTGAAAGATATCAATCACCTGTATCACCATGGGTTGTATCTGAATTAAGAGGTACTAAAGTGTACAACTTATTTAAATTTACAACAATTGCTGACGGAGACGATGCGAACATTGAAGTCAAGATTTCAATAGCTAACATCTCATTTAACAATGGTACTTTTGATGTAATCATTAGAGATTTCTTTGACTCGGATAACAGTCCTGTAGTTCTTGAAAAATTCACTAACTGTTCTATGGACCCTAACGATAATAGTTTTATCGCTAAAAAAATTGGTACATTAGACGGGGAATACGCATTGAATTCTAAATATGTCATGATTGAACTTAACAATGACGCACCAATAGACGCGTTACCTTGTGGTTTCGAAGGTTATAACTTTAGAGAATATGCGGGAGTTCGTCCTCCATTCCCTATTTATAAAACAAAATATGATTTTCCAGGTGAAATTGTTTACAATCCACCATTTGGTTTATCATCAGGTGCTGATGATATCATAAGAAGTAATGGTGATAATGTTCGTAGAACTTATCTTGGTATTTCTGATACGGTTGGTTTTGACGTTGATTTCTACACATATAAAGGTAAACAATTACCATTAGATGTTTGTACAGACGTTTCAGGAGATGAATGGGCATACCGAACAAGAGGATTCCATATGGACATTGATGCACTTGTAATCAAGGTACCGAACTATTTTTCAACAAGTGGTACACCAGCGTTTTACGTAGGTTCTGCACCATTTACTTCAGACCCTGACGAGGATACGAATCCGTATTATAGACTATACGCACGTAAATTTTCGTTATTATGTCGTGGAGGATTTGACGGATGGGATATCTATAGAGAACATAGAACAAACGCTGATAGATTCGTGTTAGGTAAAATTGGTTATAGAAATGGGGCGTGTCCTTCCTTCAAATACCCAACGGCTACAGGATGGGGAGCGTTTAAACAAATCACTGTTGGTGACAACGGACAAGATTATGCAAACACCGACTATTACGCTTACTTATTAGGTCAACAAACATTCTCTAACCCTGAGGCGGTTAATATTAACGTATTCGTTACTCCTGGTATTGATTATTTAAATAATTCTAACTTAGTGGGTGACGCAATCGAAATGATTGAGTTCAATAGAGCAGATTCTATTTATATCTGTACAACACCTGACTACAACATGTTTGTTCCGTCAACAGGAGACCAATTAGATATAATTTATCCACAAGAAGCGGTAGACAATTTGGAAACTGCAGGTATTGACTCAAACTACACGGCTACTTATTACCCATGGGTTTTAACAAGAGACACTGTAAATAACACACAAATCTATATCCCTGCTACGGCTGAGGTAACAAGAAACTTGGCGTTAACAGATAATATCGCTTTCCCTTGGTTCGCTGCGGCGGGTTACACTCGTGGTATCGTAAGTGCTATCAAAGCAAGAAAGAAACTTACTCAAGAAGATAGAGATGTTCTTTATAAAGGTAGAATTAACCCAATCGCAACCTTCTCTGATGTTGGAACTGTAATTTGGGGTAACAAGACAATGCAAATTAGAGAATCTGCTCTTGACAGAATCAACGTAAGAAGATTATTGTTACAAGCTCGTAAATTAATTTCAGCGGTTTCAGTAAGATTATTGTTTGAACAAAACGATGAGAAAGTAAGACAAGATTTCTTGGATGCGGTTAACCCTATCTTAGATGCAATCAGAAGAGACAGAGGTTTATACGATTTCCGTGTAACAGTTTCTTCAGACGCTGCGGATTTAGATAGAAACCAATTAACAGGTAAAATCTATATCAAACCAACTAAATCTCTTGAGTTCATAGACATCACGTTCTATATTACTCCTACGGGCGCATCGTTTGATAATATCTAAAAATAATATTAAGACAAGTCGACATAAAACTCGACTTGTCTTTATTTATTAAGTAACCAACATGTTAAAATATAAAAAAAGAATTATAGAAGGTATTGATGAAGAGGGTAGTCCCGACATGAAATACTACGCCTTTGATTGGGACGATAATATAATGACCATGCCAACTAAAGTACGTTTAAAAGACGAAGACGGTGATAAAGTAGGAATGTCTACAGAAGATTTTGCAAAACATAGAATTGATGTTGGTAAAACCCCTTTTGAATATGAAGGACACACTATTGTAGATTTTGATGAAGACCCTTTTAAATATTTTGGAGTTAAAGGCGATAGACAATTTATTGTTGATTCTTTATTAGCCAAACCAGGCCCCGCTTGGAAAGATTTTGTTGAAGCAATTAACAACGGGTCGATTTTTTCAATAGTAACCGCAAGGGGACATACCCCAAGTGTTATTAAAGAGTCTTGCTATAACCTTATAGTATCTAACCATATGGGAATTAGTTCAAGTGAATTAGTTAAAAATTTGGAGAAATATAGAGATTTAGCCGATGAAGGTGAAATGTCTAAAAAAGACATGATTAGAGAATATCTTGATATGTGTAAGTTTTATCCTGTGTCTTATGGTGAAGGTTCTGCAACCAACCCTGAAGAAGGTAAAATTAAAGCTTTAAAAGAGTTTGTCCAATTTGTTAGGGAGATGTCTTCAAAGATTCACAAGAAAGCCTTCCTTAAAAACAAGATAACTAATAATTTTATACCTACAATAGGGTTTTCAGATGATGATGTAAGAAATGTTGAAACAGTTAAATCTTCATTTGAAAAAGAACCAAATAATATACTTAAAACATATTTAACCGCAGGAGGAATAAAAAAAGAATATTAACTAGATAATTTATACTAGAAAAATTAAAATAAAAAAAAACAAAGTAAAGAGAAAATTTTTTATCTCGATATATTTATAATAAAATAAACAAACAAACAAACAAAAAAATATTACAATGGCTGATTTACTAATGAAAATGCCGATTCCTTACGAACCGAAAAGACAAAACAGGTTCATACTTCGTTTCCCTTCGACTTTGGGAATTAACGAATGGTTCGTAGAAACGGCCGCTAGACCACATATAACAATTAACGCTCTTGAGATACCATTCTTAAATACTTCAACGTATGTAGCAGGTCGTTTCACTTGGGGAACAATGAACGTTAAATTCCGTGACCCAATCGGACCTTCAGCGTCACAAGCTCTTATGGAGTGGGTACGTTTATGTGCTGAGTCTGTAACAGGTCGTATGGGATATGCCGCGGGGTACAAGAAAAATGTTGACCTTGAGATGTTAGACCCAACAGGAGTTGTTGTGGAAAAATGGATTATGGAGGGAAGTTTTTTATCTGACGTTAACTTTGATTCATTGGGTTATAGTACTGACGCGATTGCGAGTATTACTGCCACGATTCGTATGGACCGTTGTATATTAGTGTATTGATTTTTAACTATTAAAATACATCGATTCATTGACAATATTGTGAAATTCCTATATATTTATTTATATGGGAATTTTTTTTTGTAAAATATGTCAAAAAGAATGTGAGGGTTTAAACTCTTTAAGGTCACATTCTATTCAGAAACATAATATTTCTTCAGAACAAATTTATATTGATTATGTTTTAAATGGTGTTAAACCTACTTGTGAATGTGGGTGCGGAGAGACCACTAATTTTATTACAATAGGAAAAGGATATTCTAAATTTATACAATCTCACCACAACAGAGTTCTTGGTAAAAATAATTTTCATAAAAACCCTAACACACATCAAAAGGCAATTGAGACTCAAAAGAAAAATTGGAAAGAAGGTAAGTATGTTGGTTGGTGGGAAAATAAAACACCTGAAACATTAGAAAAAATTGAGGGAATTAAAGAAAAATTACGTAATGATAAAGAAAGGGGTAAA